TCCACCAGTGAAATATAATTGGCAAGATCTTCTCTCTTACCGATTTGTGTGCGTTCGAATAATTGGGCCATGATAGTAAATTCCTAAGTTAAAGAAACTGATTTAAGACGATATCCTTGAGGGTAGAGGAGTTAGCGTTCTTGCGGAATGCTTCATACGAAGTTTTGATGTTTCGTTCGTTAGCGGTAGCCGCAGGAGGCGCCGGGGTAGACTTAGTGGGTTGGATCGGTGCTTTTTTAACGGCAGCCTTTTGCGCTGTATTCCGTTGAGCAAAATTGCTCTCGCGTGCCGCTGCGCCGCGCAGGTAATCACCGACCACCATTTTGTAGTCAGGAAACTTTTGCAGTTCAGGAAACGCTTTAAGCATAGCCTGCGCAGAATTGAATTCACGCGAGCTACGATCTTTCCACCAGGTATACTCGGCCTCGGCCATCGGATCGATTTGAGAGCGGGTTCTAACGTAGGCCAACTGCTTGGGCAGGTGGTCTTCGATTGCGTCCATCGCATTAAGTTTGATGGAGCGAACTTCCTCTGAGCTGTACTCGATTTCTTTCCCGTCGGGACTACGAACTGTAGTGCCATCGGGATTTTCTTCGGCCCAGCGTCTAACCTTTCGGGCTTCAATAATTTGCGCTTCAACCTCGCCCTGCGTTGTGAGGTGCAGGTAGGGGTTGTCTTTGGAGCTAACAATAGGCGCATCAGCCTTAACCGATGCCTTATCATTTAACTGCATCCGCAAATTAACAAGTTCTTGCTCTAATTGTAGCGACTTTGCCTCCGCCTCTTTTGATCGAGCCGTTAGCTTATCGATACGTTTTTGAGCGCCCTTGGGTAAACCGTCCTCTGATTTGACTTCTTCGGCAGTAGCCTCGGGAGTCTCCTCGGGAGTATCTTCTTTTTCAGTAGTTTTTGAAAGAGCGGTGTCTTCGGGAACCTCGGCATCTGCCGCGATTTCTTCAGACGGTAATTCTGGATTTTTCTCAGGCTCCACTGCCTGTGCCGGCTCGTCCAGCATGTCGGCCAAGATAAGGTTTTTAAGTTTATCGTGGTCAAGTAACCCGAGCTTTTCCACGGAGGTTGTGAGTGGTTTGTCTGCAACCGCTCCGTTAGCGGGTGCCTGCTCATTTAACTGGGAATCTATCGTCATGGATTTTTAAGACCGCCAAGAGGTCGGATGCAGCGTTGCTCAGAGGCGCGCACGCAGAAAGCCTTTTGCGCACACTTGCTCCAATCTAAACGACTGCACAATAAAGTTGTTATACAACTTTCAACTTATGCACGGTTCTACCCGCTTTCGTAGTTATGTAATCGGCCCGTTTTGCTCTAACGCCGCCGTGCGCAACTGCTGCAACGAAATCAAGAAGTCATTAAGTGCCTCGGCTCGACCGGCGGCATGGATGCGAAACTCGCCAGTGGTTTCACGGTTAATGGCTGTCTCCACGTCGTCCTGCATTGAATTATTCAAGTGCAATAAAATGGAGTCCCACAGAGGGCTTTGACCCGTGAAACCAAATGGCTCTAATTCTTTATGATTCATTGCGCGGGTGCCTGGGCGGCAGGCGATACGCCGATGCGACCGATCTGCTTATTCTCCTGCTGCTGCATGGAGAACTGCAGGTTCTTCATATACTTTTCTAGCAGTTGCTGGAACTGCGGATCGCCCTGCGCGGCCTGCGCCGCCTTCGGGTTGCTCTGCATCACCTGCTGGGCGTACTGCATCTTTGATTTTGCGGATGGATCGTTCTCGACGTAGAGCGCCTCGTTGCCGAGCATCATCATGCCGATGTCGGTCTGCACCTCGCGGAACATCTTCTGCGATGCGCTGGACTGGTCTACCACTAGGTCGCGCGCCGCGTCAGGTGAGATGGCGGTCGTGATCGCCATAATTAATTTATTGCGGTCAATGACACCACCGGAATCAAGCGGCACCACAAACTTTGAGATGGCGTCCAACTTTTTCATCACATAGTCGTTGTCCATCTCGCGCACGTCGTACTTGAGAATAAAATCAAACTGACTTGCGATGTCGTTAAGGTTAGACGGCAGCGGCTGGCCGACGATGCGGACGATCTCAGGCTCGGGCATGTACTGCAGGCAGAGCTGGAAGGTCTGCGAGAACACCTTCGACCAGACACCAAACCATGCGTTGATGGTCTTCTGCATGATGGCCGACTGCTTGCCGGCGGGAACGGACGGATGCTGCAAGCCAAAGTAGTTGGCGTGGCGAGCCTCGACCATATTAATCACCGACACGGCCTCGGTGATGGGCGCCCTTGGCGGGTCCATGAACTGGTAGTCGTCGGCCTGCGTGACCGGCAACTGCACACCAGGGCCGATCTTATTAATCATGCCGATGCGTTTCTTGACGCGGATGGGCGGCAGCGTGGTGAACGCGGTGCGGTCACGGATGCTGTCGTGCTGCGCCTTAATTTCTTCCTGGTCGGTAATGGAAAGTTCTGGGATACCGCGAGACTCACAGATCGCGCGGCGCAGGCGCTCGCGACGGTACTCCACAAACGGGTACTCACCGTGAGCGTAGTCAAGCAGTTCGTGCTTGCCGTAGTAGTCTTGGCCGAGCTGCGGACAGATCACCGTGTAGTAGATGGCCGGCGATCCCTTGTCGGAAATCTGCCGCACATAGCAGTGAACAATTTCAATTAGGTGATCGTTGTTGACGACCGCGTTAACTGAGAGAGAGGTCGTAACCAAGTTGGGATTATTGTACCAGCTCTGCCGGCCCTGCGTCTTGGCCGCCTCCTCAATAAAGGTTTCGTCCCACTCCGCGTTCTTGGCCATGCTGCGCAGCTCAACCTCGTTAAAATATTCGCGGCGGAAGATAACCCGCGCGCGCTCTAGGTCAATTGTCTCGGGCGGGAAGGCAACCTCATCGAAGGGCTTGAGCGCCGTGATCGAGGGCAGGTTGCGCTGAATGTACTCCTCCTTGTATTCACCCACGCCAGTCTCACGCAGCTCGCGCACAAACTTCTTGGCGTCAGACAACTTGAGGTCGGGCAGCAGCGTGGAGACGATGTCGGCCACCTGCATCTCGGCCTCGGGATTAGCGATCAGCGTCGGCAGTTGCGCGATGATGCTATTTGGATTTTGCGCGCCGGCCTGCTGCGCCAGGCTCATCACCTGATCCATCGTAATCTTCTGCGTGCGGATCGCGATCTTCTGCGACCAGCCGACATGCACGACACTCCAGCCGTACTGCTGCGTGTACTGAGCGAGCAGCTCGGCCTCGCGCTCCAACTCCGCCTTCAACTTGTTTTCGCGTATCCACGTCATCAGGTCGGTGGCCAGCGCCGCAGACCCACCGTCTTGGATGTCGACGCCGGAGATGGCCAGGTTGCCGCGGCTGAAGCTGGTGGTCAGCACCGAGACAATCTCGTTGATGGTGGCATCCACCAGTCGAATGCGCACGTCGGAGGCACCCTCGAACGGGAACACTTGGTCGCCGCCGACCTTGTTGCTTGACCATTTCTTGCCGTCGTCGGTCTGGCCGTTCCACTTACAGAAACGGGTCTCGTCGTTGGCGTACCCTGGTCACATTGTTGCCGGTGTAGAGTGCGCGTTGAAATTCAAAGCACAGGTTATTGACGTCAGGTTTTGATTTAGCTTCGACCAGTTGGTCGGCTGAAAATTCTACATTGTTATTTGCGTGGCTCATAATATTTTTGGTGGTTGAGATTGTTTTCCGAAAGTGGCGCCGATATGCTCCAGCACCTCGTCGCGGTAGAAGCGGTGCAGACCGCCCAGTGTGCGGTAGGTGCGGAGCTTGTTGCTGTGTCGTAGTCGATCAAAGTAGCGTTCGTCAAGACCGGTCAGGGCGCTGGCCTGCTTGCGCGTGATAAGAATGGGATGCATAAAATTAGTAGCTACCTCCGCCCACGGCAGCAAAACTTTGCGTGCTATGGTGCGCTGGATTCATCACGGCAATGTAGCGCAGGCAGTCGATGGGATCTTTGCTGGCACCCTTGTCGCCGTCCTCGCCCGTCCACTCCCGCAACGAATAAATTAAGTTCTCGCACGCGGACGACACATAGAGGTTGGGTTCGTTCTCAATTGTGCGGGGCCGGTTCTGGTCCCAGGATAGCCAGTCATTAATTAGGCCGACACCCTCGTCGATGCGGACGCCGGCGGCTGGCTCGAACCACATGCCATCGCTGCCGGTGCTGTCGTCGCCAAGCAAGTCAATCATCGACGTGCCGCCCTCCCGACCCGCGGCCTGCGTGGCTCCAGCGCGCGGATCGATGTACCGCGCAAAAATCTTTTCCTTACCCTCAAAGTCTCGGATGAGCTGCTTGTAGTCA